CCTTTTAATCTCGACATTAACCTTTCTGCTTTTTCCTCTTCCATTCCTACGCTTTTATTTGGAACAAGAGTGCATAATACATATCTTATTCCCGACATAGAGTGATTCGCACTTCTAGGTTCTTCTATGTTTAGAATTTTACCATCTTTATCTGTAAACCATAGATAGTTTCTATATTCCTTTAGAGTATTAAAAGACCTTCGGGTTAGCGAGCATCGTTGGTTCTGCACTACTCCAATACTCCACTTCACGAATGTATCTGATTTGCTTTCGCCTCTAGTTTTTGATACTCCCACTATGTTTACTCCAAAGCTTCGTATCTCATCAATACTTTTAGGTTCAGCACTATCGGCTATCACAAGTGTTTGAGGTTCTGGTAAAGCTAATATCACATCTGCTAGTGGCTTATTGAGCATTCCTCGTTGATACAGTTGCTCGTCAAAGATATACCCTCCATTATATTCATACACATCACCTATTGAGCTGGGGTCGTTGGTATATCCAAAGTCTAGCCACCTTGCTACTAACCTTGCTTCGTGTGGAATCTCGTCAATTTCATTCCAGTTTTTATATATTCTTGAAGTGATGACTCCCAGCTGTCCTAGCCCATAAACAGTCCACCACTCTTTATTGCCTTTGTGTGATTCTATTTCTTTTATAGACACCTCATCTAATGCTTCGTTATCTAAATAGTTTAAAGTTAAGAAGTCTATGTCATCTCGCTTATTTAGCATTTCTGTGTAGAACCAAAACTCCTCCGATGGATTCCAGTCCATCCAAACTATCTCTCGTGTTCTGGTTATAAGCTGGTCGGCTATGTTGTAAGGAAAGTGAACTGCCTCGTTTAAATATAAAATATCTCTTCTGGGGCCGTGTGCTTTACCGAACTTATCAAACGAAATGAACTCCATTACGCTTCCTGAAGTAAAACTGTATTTCTTACCTGCTAACCATTCTTTATCGTTCCAATACCCGTGAGATACCATTATGTTTTTAAAGTCTCGGATAGCCCCTAAGTCCAAGTGTGGTGCTGATTCTCCCACGACCGTAATAACCTTATCCTTACTACTTTGAGCATAGTCAATCAACCATATAAGAATACTTATAGTTTTACTAGCTGATGTTCCCCCTGATACTGCTCTAATTCTCTTGGTCAGTTGGAATATCTTTGTTGTTGCTGTTGTTGTTTGATAAACCGCCATAAATAGGAATTACTATTTTATCTCCACCCGTTGTTATATCTTGTTGAGGTTTACCATCTATCATTTCCACTATATGCTTTCTATTAGATGGGTCTTTAATATATTCACTTATAAACTCTGCGAATTGCTCAGGGTTTTCTTCGAAGATTTGTTTGACTCTAGTTATGGGTGATATAGAACCCTTTGGTCTACCTGCATAGTTAATTCTAGAGTCTCCTTTAACAAAAGGTATCCCTGGTACTTTACGCTCTTCTGTTGCTGTTATTAGTGCATCTTCTTCCATATTTATATTATACCACTTAATAAATTATTATTCTAGTGAATTTACAGTCTTTGTGTAGGGAACATTCTCTTTGTAGTATCTTTGGTTCGCTGTTAGAGTATCCTATTTGCAACCCACCACTTAAGACAGTCAGGTAGCTTATGATATAAGCCACCACAAAGCCTAGCCAACCCCAGATTAAAGTCAATGTGCCATAGAAAATCAATAAGCCAATTAATTCAGTCCAGCTAATAGAATCTCTTAGTCTCTCGTTGTAGCCTAGCCACGGATTATGTTTTGGAGTATCCCCTGATTTTAGCCATTCCTGCCATTTATCATTCTTTTCTTTCGTGCAAGTTTTACAGTCTTTGTTTCCTTTAGAGCAAAGCACTTCTTATTGTTTGTACTTCTTGTTTATTTCTTCTGATAATTCTGCTAACTGTTCGGGGGAAATCCAAGCGGTTCCCTTATATTTTATCATATATTTGTTCTCTAGCCTCATCCTTTTCATTCCATGTATTTCTTCCCATACAAGAGAATGGACAGGTAAATCAGGTTCAAACTCTGTGTATTTAAATCCATCTAGCCATCTAACTTCTAACATTATAGCCGTTGTTTTATCTCTTACTATTGGGAGATTGGGTAGTTCTCTTGTTACGAATTTTCCCATGTAGTGGAAGTTCCCCGCAGTTAGCACAACATTCCCATCAATCGCAAATAATTTTTCAAACATCGTTATGTCTTTTATAATTGTTGTGTCCATTATGTGAATGAACTCGCTAAATGTTTCTTTGCCACGCTGTAAAACTGCAATCTCCCAGCCATTCCAGTTGTTTATAACTAGGTTATCTATTGGGAAGTCTGGTTTGTAGCCACCATTTGAAACTACTAAAATCTTATATGGCGTTCCTTTAAGAGAATCCAAACAAGGCTTTAGGAAGTCCTTTGTAAACTCTGAAGTTCCAATTACTATGCCTTTCATATCTTATTTTTTAACATGATAGTTGTTCCACTTCCTGCCATAGTGAATCATTTCGCGGTCTTCTATAAAATAACGACGTAGTATATATCTATCCTCCATTTCAACAACAGCAGTAAATTGAGTTCCTAAATATTGGGGGCTATACAACTCTTCGAATCTCCAGTGGTGAGTTGCGTCACCGACTTTATTAAGTACTGCTATGAATAAAAACTGTATTAAACTGTCGTCATCCTTTTGTGTTAAATAGTCTACTTCAACATCAAATATTTTTTTTCTAATCATTTATTATTTATTATTTATTATATCATCCTATCAGGCAACCCTGGTGTATGTAGTATCTTACGACCATTGAATACTTCTTCTGTTGGTATAAAGTCTTTCCTACAAGCGAAAGCATCTCCGTGGGTTGTGTTTACTCTGCTAATAAATATATCGTGGGTGTCCTTTAGTGCGTCCTTTATAATAGGTATCTCCAAATTTCCATGCCATTCACCACGAAAGTGTTTGACTAGGTGCATATATGGTTTGAATGCTGTGAGTATCTGCCCTTCCATTCCTTCGGTATCTATTTTGAGTAAATCTATTCTAGGGAAGTTGTGTCTATCCATTATCTCTTTAAGGGTAGAAGCTGGTACTTTTATCTTGTGGTCTAGCTTTGAACCCATCGGCTCGAACAAATCCCATCTGAAATTGCCATCAACATGATTATTCCCCTTCCACTTACACACATTAAAGGTTACTTCCTTTCTATCATCTCCAGTTATAGCTTCTTCTATGTAAGTAAGCTCGTTGTTGGTGTTTAGCTTTGTATACTTCATACACTCTGGCTCTGGTTCGCAAGTTAGTATTTTAGCGTTTGGGAATATGTTATGAGCGTGCATTGAGAACATTCCCACATTAGCACCGAGGTCTACGATGTATTCTATGCTAGGGTCAGCGTCTGCAAGTTCTTGAAGTCTGTACTCGTCTTGCTCTACTACTGCTGTGTAGTGTCCTTCTACGCACTCCTTTAGCTCTGGTGAGAAATGTAGTTTATTGTATTGAATCATAATACTTTAGATGTATATCCCCTTGTGCTTCTAATAATGGTCGCTGGGTATGATACGAAAGATGAACTAATAACGCATCTCCACAAAAGTAATTAGGTTTGCCGTAAGCTTCTGGGAGTTGCCACGACAATTGTGGCTCCTCTATGTAACCCAATTTAATTTTCTGCTTACCGAACCATACAACACAGCAAATAGAGAACCTTTCAAAGTTCGTGAGGCTTCTACTTGGAAGGTAGTAATCCTTGAGAGTTTCTGCCTCGTAGTTCTTTCTAAAGGTATTGTGAATGTGGTTTATTAGTCTGTTGTCGGTGTAGTTAAATTCATCTAGGTAAGCCCAGTCAGGTCTGGTTACATCGTATCTTTTTACTTTTCCTGCTTCTTCGCTTAATACTCCTGAATCTTGATGCCAACTTGTGCAGATGGTGGAGTTGATTATATTCGGGTAGATTATAAAAGCATCTGGATTATCTATGCGAGCTTTTACCATCTTTTCAATAGCTCCGTCTTCGGCGAAGATTATGTCGTCATCAAATCGTATGTAAATGGTGTCGTCATCTTGAGCGTTGGCAAAGAACTTGTGTGTCTTTAGTGGATTAAATGTCTCGTAGAATCCATTAACACCGTCTTCTAAAGAATCTATCGCCTCACCTATTCTGTAAATCTTTACTTTAGGGTTTTCTGCTTCCATACTAAAAAGGTATGCG